GCTAATCGAACCCGGTGCCAAGGTGGAAACCCCACCCGAAGTACCAGAGGTAGTAGATGAAGAACCAGAAGAGCCGGAAGTTGAGGAAACGAAAACGGTGAAAGCCGAACCGGAAGACCCGTTAGCGAGTGACCCCAAGCTAGCGAAACGGTTTCGAGATTCACAAGCTTTCATTTCGCAGCTAAAGCAGGAAAATCGCGATCTCACCAATCAGGTGGGAAAGCTCTCCGAGCAGATGAAGGAACTAAGCCGTTCGATGCAGACTGCGCAGACCCCGCAGAATGCTCCGGTAAAGCAACCTTCGAAGCAAGAAGTAAATGACGTGATGGCGGAAGTGATGGCTTCCCTTCCCGATGAAGTCAAGGATGAGGTGCAAACCTTTCCGGAGCTTTTCAAGGGAATCGATGCTCTGATCAAGCACCATCTGTCATCTGCGAACAAGGAGATTGAAGAAGACATTGCTGAAGTCCGCCGAAGTCGTCGTGAACGTGTTGTGCAAAATAGTCTACGCGAACGTCATAATCTGGCTAATTCGCAGCTAGGCATTACCAATGCCGCGCAGTTAGACTTGGATGACGGAACTTTCGCCCAGTGGGTGCTAAGTGAACCGTGGCGCAAGAACGTCGTGATGGATTTCGAGAATCCGAAAGGATTTGTTGATTTGCTTCGTAGCTTTTTCTACGAGTATCCGGAACTTGCCAAGTCAAGTAATTCGCATACACCCCCCGTAGATGAAGAGCAACAGAAAGCAGACGCTAAAAGAGATGAACGACGAAAGCAAGCTAGTCATTCGATACCTGCTAAACCTGTTACACGTACTCCTCAAAAGCCGAAAACAGTACAAACGCCTGACGATAAGCAATTGTTATGGCAGCAATTAACAGCAAAAGTTAGCTAAGAGGTTAAAATGGCTTATACAGTTAGTAACTACGTCAACGTAACAGGTCAAAACCTGTACGGAGACTTGAGCGTGGAAGACGCGCTTACCATTCAGTCGAAGATGTTGCCTGTGGCAAAAAAGCACCTGACTTTCGCACGTTTCGCGCAGAAAGACACCAAGGGGCAGAACCAAGGAAACGTCATTCGCCATCGCCGCTACAAGAAATTTCCCCTTTCAGATCAACCACTTGGAGAAGGTGTGACTCCTGATTTCGACGTGCTCGAATCAGAAGTGATCTCACATACTGTTCGACAATATGGGCGGTACGTGCCGGTGACCGATCTGATGGAAATTCTTGGGCAAGATCCCTATATCAGCATCATTACAGAACGCCAAGCGCAACAAGCTGCAGAGACAATGGACCTGTTGGCTTACAAGCACTTTAGAGCACCTGCTAATGTAATTTACACCAACGGGGCATCCCGTGCAGCTGTGAACACCAAGCTCACCGTTAGTGGTAACAACTGTCCACAGTTAGACTCTGCTATTCGTTTTCTTGAAGGCAATGATGCCGTTAAGATGACCGAAATGCTAGCAGCTACTCCGGACATTGCTACTACACCAATTCGGGCTGGATTCATTGCCATTTGTCACCCGATTTTACGGCAGGATCTGGAAGCGATTCCTGATTTTGTACCGGTTGAGAAGTATTCTGATTCCGGTGCTGCAATGGAGATGGAACTTGGAAGCTACAAGGGTATTCGATTTATCGGTACTACACAGGCAACCGCGTTCGAAAATTCTTCTGGCAACACCTAAACCGGTGCTGGAGCAACAGGTGGTTCTAATGTTGTGGAGAATGGTACTTACGCCGATGTTTATCCAATCGTAATCTTTGCAAAAGATAGCGTTGGAACTGCCACCATCGGTGGTATGGATAGCATCATTCCCAAGGTAGTTCGACCAACTCCTAGCGGCACAGACCCCTTGGGTCAACGCGGTACCGTTGGTTATACATTTATGTTTGGAAGCGTGATTCTTAACGAGGATTGGATGGTTAGCATCGAGACAGCTGTCTCTTCTCTAACTGCTCCAACTGCCGGTACTTACTACGCGTCCAATAGTTGATTGATTCGCCGCTAAGTCGTGCGACTCGCAGAACTTAGCGGTAATTTCTAGCTCAAAGGAGTTATTATGAAGAATGATAAAATGCAAATGAGTTACGTGCCTCAGACTACTGAGCATAAACTCATTTCTTCGAACGGTACGTTCGACTTTACGCTTCCTCACGGAGCCATTGTAGAAGATGTAGTAGTTGTTAAGAAAGTATTGGATTCAACGGCAACTGCTGCCACTTTGAATATCGGTACAACAGCTGCTCTTGGAGGCAATGCTGCGGCGGCGAATTACTACACAGCTACATCTATCGATATTGATACCACTAATGGTACAGTTGGTGTGGCCGGTATTGATGCAGCTAAGATGATGGAGCCTGTCGCTAGCAACCGTGTTGTGCGAGTTACTACTGCTAATTTAGCAGCTAACAGTGTCGCACGAATTTATGTCTGGGTAAATTATCGATTTGCCCCTCAAAACTACGACGTAGCCAGTGGACAAGTTTCCACACCTACTCGCGTAGTCTAACCTTTTTCGTACAAGCTGAATTGCACCTTAATTCAGCTTGTACATTTTACTTCTTTTTACTATAATAGTGGCGTTTTCATGGATTTCTCATACGCTCCCAATCAGGCCCAGAGTTATTTCAATTCCGGAACTGGAAAATTCCGGCAACTCCCTGCCAACAAGTCTCTCGCTCCCGAATGGGATGGAGAAACTTCTAACATTCCTCCCGGTTTCGGCGTCATTCGAATCGAGAACGGACGCGAACAGTTTGAAACCGAAGAAGTCAGTGTCTCCGTCAACGGTTATAGCGTCGTCATTCCCCGTGGATCGGCTCGCATTGTTTCAGCCGTTCACATCAATCGCTTGATGGAATGCCGCACTACTGAATACACACAGACTCAGTTCTACAAGCCACCTGAAGGTTTTGTTCGTCCGCGCTTTCCGATTACGGTGATCGTGGAACCAAAGGACATGCCGGTACTGGTGGATAATGAGACAGCTACCGAAGTCAAAGCGGAAAGCAAGGAAGTTCGCGCACCGCGAAAAACCAAAAACACATTGACAGTAGGCGAAAATGAGCTTGATGCTGGGTGATATTCGTACACGGGCAAAACGGTTATTGCAGGATACTAATGATAGCAATCGCCGTTGGCCTGATGCTGAGCTAAATGATTATATCTTTGATGCTCAGCACGAATTCATTCGGTTGACAGGATACCCCCTGCACACCACAGGGGTTTCCTTGTCCGGGTTGACAGCTGAATACAGTATTCCTTCTACGCTAATGACGCTAAGACGAGCACGTGTACGCAATCGTGCAGTCGAGATTCCGATCATTAGTCCCGCCGTGTTGGATGAAAGCATTGTATTTCTGAATGAACCGGTCAATTCCGATTGGAAATCACAGACCGGACCTATTCGCGCTCTGGTGGTAGAGCACCAATCCTCTTCTACATTTCGACTTTTTCCGATTCCCTCCGGAACGATCTATACCGAAGTTAGCGCGACGCTAAATTCGACAACCACAATCACCGTTGCTGCCGGTCAAACGACAATTAGCGTCGGTATGGTGGTGAGCGGCACCGGCATTCCACCGGGAACCTATGTGGCAAATGTCAACGGAACGACTATTACGTTGAGCAACGCAGCCACCGTTAGTGGTACTCAGACGCTAACCTTCGTTTCAACCAACATCTTTTCTCCGCAGCTACTGCAGATACCGACGACTGATATTAATGATATTAGCGGCACGGACCTCTCCTATGACAGTTCCAATGTATTTCTCGGAACTGCCGTTACTTTACCCAGTATTGAGTTGCAGGGAGTTCGACAACCGCCACGCAATGCTCTGCAGGACTCAGCTGATGGAGACAATGATGTGCCGCTAATTGGCATGGCTTACCATGAAAGCCTTGTCTACGGCTGCGTTGAACGTGCGTATCTAAAAGAGAATGAGCTAAGAAATGTTCAAAAAAGTGAGGAGTTTCGACGGCGTTTTCTGGAATACGTTGCCGATGCTCGGCGCACTGAGCCAGAGAATCGCATACGTCGAGTTGGCGGTGCTAATCGCGTGCGAATGAAACTATCGAGTCGGTGGATATGACAGTATCAGTACAGGGAACTGGTGGTGAGACGGTAGTCTTTCAAACACGAAAAATAACAGGGGATGATCTCGAAACCAACGCAGCCTTGTTGGATTTGGATGATATTCCCATTCCCTCTGCCATCAACACTGCCAAAGGCTATACTACCTTTAGCCAGTTCTACAACGATCTACCCGATAACACAGATATTCAAGGTCCACAAGGGCCACAAGGCCCGGCAATTGACAGTGTATCCCTAGCACAGTCAGTCGATCTGTCCACCGTCACAATGACATTCGGGTATACCCAAAATAACCAAGGGTATACGGTAGGAACCACTCCAAGCTTTACAATTCCTGCTGGCCCAACTGGACAGACCGGAACAGGAATTCAGTTCGTTTCGCACGATACTCAGAATCATACCCTGACCTTCCAGTTTACGGACACACTCCCCGATAAAACCGTTACCTTACCGCAAGGAGACCCTGGCCCGGCAGGTCGTAGTATCTCAAGCATCTCCAAATCAGGAGATGTGATGACAATCAACTACGATGACGGTTCTTCTCCGACCCAGATCTCAGGAATTCGTGGCCCTGCAGGAGATGCTGCCACGATTACCGTCAG